CGAGACGTACACCGTTGAGGCTGGCGAAGCGAAGAACCGCGCAAGCATGGCCGAGTGCGTCATTCTCGGCGCAAAGGAAACGGCGCTGGCTGCGAAGGCGCCGGAACGCGCCGTCACGAAAAAGGCCGCGCGCAAGAAGGCCAAGTAAGTGCCCCTGACCTACACGGAAACTGTCGCCGCCGCCGTCACACCAATCAGCGTGTCCGACTGCAAAGAGCATTCGCACATTGATGGCAACGACGATAACGCCGTACTAGAGCGCATGATTGACGCGGCGACGGAGTATCTACAGGGCCGCACCAATCGCCAGTTCGCCAATGCTACGTTCGCGTTGTATTTGGACGAGTTCCCGAGTACCTGCATACGCCTCCCGCGTACACCGCTTTCCACCGTGACTTCGATCACTTACACCGATTCAGCGGGTGCAACGCAGACTTGGAACTCGTCCACATACGACACGGACGCGGTAAGCGAGCCGGGGCGGATCACGCCGTCTTACGGGGAGTCGTTCCCGGCGAACCGCGCCGGGCAGAATACGATCGTCGTGACGTTCGTGGCGGGCTATGGCGCGACCGCTGCCAGTGTCCCCGCTCGTCTGCGATCTGCGCTGCTCATGGTGGTTGCGGACCTGTACGAGAACCGCGAGGCTCAGACCGCCAGCGCGTTCACGTTCAAGCCCAACCCCACCGTTGACGCGATCGTGGATCAGTTCCGAATCGTGGAGGCCCGCTAGGTGGGTATCCGTGGCGGCGCTGGCCGGCTGCGGCACAGGGTACGCATTCAGCGGCTCACAAAGACCACCGACGCGGCAGGTTACGAAGCGCCCGCATATGCCGACATGGCGGAACGCTGGGCCGCGATTGATCCGCTAAAGCAGATTGAACGCATCGAGTCGCAGAAGGTGAAGGGGTTCACGTCCCACCAGATCGCCATGCGGTACTTCTCGGAGATCAAGAGCGCCGACCGAATCGTCTTCAAGTCGCGCAAGTTCCACATCGAGAACGTTATTGATCTGGGCGAGCGCAATCTGGAGACGGTCATCGTTGCGGTTGAGGTGTCCGAGTAATGGGCGCCGCGTTCGACATCACGCTATTGGGCGACAAGAAGCTAAACAAGGCGTTCGGCGCGTTGGCAGTCATTGACCAGCGCAAGGTAATGCGCAAGTCCCAGCGCGCGGCGTTCAAGCCCGTCCTCAAGTCCGCCAAGGCGAACGCCCCCGTTCGTACGGGCAAGCTCAAGAAGTCTCTCAAGCTCCGCGCGCTCAAGCGTTCGCGTAACCGTTCGGGCGTCTTCGTCCGCACCGGCACGCGGTCAGAACTCGGCATCCCCGAGAACGCGAAATACTACTACCCCGCCCACGTCGAGCTTGGGCATAGCGACGTTGCGCCCGTTCCGTTCTTGCGCAATGCGTTCGACTCGAACAAGGATCGAGTTTGGCGCAAGTTCCACGTCATGTTGTGGCGCGGTACGCGCGACGTATGGGGGCGCGGCAAGTGAGCGTAGGCGCAGCGTTTCGTACCCGGATGCTGGCGGTTTCTGCCGTGACCACGATCACGTCAGAGATTCACCAGGATCACGTCCCCACCGGCACCGCCCTGCCGTACTACCGCTTTTCGGTAATCGGCGGAGCGCCCCACCACCATGTAGGCGCTGCGTCCCCGATTGGCGAAGCAGCGATCCAGCTAGACGCCTACGCGGCTACCGGGTCAGTGCGTGACGCGATGGCCGAGGCGGCGCGTCACGCGCTCGACGGATGGGCGGGCACGTCTGCCACTGTCGGCATTGACCAGATCATTCTCGACCCGCCCGCCAACTCAGTCGAAGGGCTGGACGCGGGCCGCGAGTCCCCCACTTTCAGATCACGAATAGACGCGCGGGTGTTTTTCGCCCAAGCAGCACCCACCCTTTAGGAGTTTGAATCATGGCTGGTTACACCGTCCACACTGGACACGGAACGACGGTCGGCTTTGGCACGACCACGTTTACGTCTGAGATCCTGTCGATCACGTTCCCCGATGTCTCGCGCGAGTCGATCAACGTCTCCCACATGGGCACGTCTGCGACGACTTCGGGCGGGTTCGGATCGGAAGAGTTCATCATGGCCGCGCTCGTGGATGGCGGCTCGATGGATCTTGAGCTGCACCACGACCCCGACAAGGTGCCGCCGGTTGATCTGGCGATTGAGGAGATCACGGTCACTTGGCCCAAGGCGACCGGCGACTCTACCGCCGCGACGTGGGTCTTCCAAGGCGGCGCGACCGGGTACAGCCCGTCCGCACCCCATGACGACAAGATGACCGGCAGCCTGTCGGTGAAGATCAGCGGCAAGGTCGTCATCACGGCGGCGGCGTAATGGAGGCTTGCACGATGCCCGCACGGGGCGCGAGCTGCCTACGCTGGGTCGAGGTCGAGATTGAAGGCGTCGGCACGCTCCATGTGCGCGAGATGACGCTGGCCGACCAGAAGATGGCCGAGACAGCCAACGTCGCGGGCCTGCTGGCCTCGTGCGTCTACATGGACGGTGTGCCGTACTTCGATGACGCGGACGCGGCAGCGGCCTTCCCTGCCCGTCTCGCGCAGCCCTTGGCCGATGCGGTCATTGATGCGTCAGGGCTTGGCGATGACGACGAGGGCGACGAGGGAAAAGCCTAAGCGACGAGTGGAAATTCCGCATGAGACTCGCCGTACTGTTTCGATGCGCGCCTTCAAGGTTGCCGCACATTCTCTCTGGGCGCGACTACCGGGAATTGGCACGCTTCTACGCCGCCGAGCCCTGGGACGAGATGCGCGGGGACGTTCGTAACGGGATTTTGTGCGCCATCGTCGCCGCGTTTGCTGGCGCGAAGAATGCCAAGCCGGGTGACTTCATGCCGTTTGTCGAGACGAAGGATAGCGGGCCGAGTGCTGACGACGTGGGCGTGATGCGCCGTGCGTTTGAAGCGCGGAATGCTGGGATGTTCGCCTAATGGGTGTCATCCGTACTCTCTCCGTTTCCATCACGGCCCGGACTACGAAGTTCAATAAGGGGATGAAGAAGGCGCAGCGGCGCCTCAAGAAGTTCGGGCGCTCGCTTCGTGGCGTGGCCCGCAAGCTACTCGGGTTCAAAGCTGCCCTGCTGGGCGTCGTTGGTATCGGCGCTTTGGGCTTCATGGTCAAGCGGTCCCTGTCGGCCATTGATGCGCAAGCGAAACTGTCTGACCGCCTCGGCATCTCGATAGCCAAGCTGCAAGCCTACGCGCGCACCGCGTCACTGGCTGGGACCGAGCAGGCCAGCCTAAACAAGGGGCTCGAACTGCTGGCCCGCCGTGTTGGCGAAGCCCGCGACGGCGTAGGCGAAGGCACCGAGGTACTCAAGAAGTTCGGCCTAGCTGGTGCGGACTTCCTCGACCTGAGCCTAGACAATCAGTTCGAGATTATCGCGGACAAGATCGGCGGGATGAACACGCAGCAGGAGAAGGCCGCGGCATCGGCTGACCTGTTTGGGCGTGCGGGCGTTGGGCTCGTGAACATCTTCGACGGCGGCTCGAAGGCGTTCGAGGATTCGACCCGGTTCCTGAAAGAGTTCGGGCTTGAGATGACGCGGCTCGACGCGCGGAAGGTCGAGGTGGCGAACGACGCCATCGACGACTTGCGCCGTGTCGCATCGCTGACCTTTGACCGCCTGACCGTCGAGCTTGCGCCGTTCATCACGGCCACGTCGAAGATGCTGCTGGACATGGCGCGCGATGGCGAGACGACGCTGGGCGTGAAGATCGTATCTTCAATCCAGAAAGCCGCGCTATGGTTTGCCGAGCTTGCCGACGCGGGCGAGCGCATGGCGCTCCGGCTCAATATCGCGTGGACATCGCTGGCCGCGTCAATGAACGAGTTGTCACGCGCGGTTTCAAAGTTCCGCGAACTAATGGAGCCGAACTCTGGCAACTTGAACCGTGCGCGCATGGCGGGGATCGAGGAAATATCCCGCGAGTACGCCGCGACACTCACTAGCCTCCGCGCCGAGCTTGCCAAGTTCGAGGCAGGCCAGAGCGTTACATGGTCTGCGAGCGTCAAGAAGAAGATCGCGGAGATCAACGCAGAGGCCAAGAAGCACGCGAAGATCCTGCTGGACCTTGCAGCCAAGCAGAAGAAGAACCTAAAGGACACGACTGGCGCGGGCATCTCGGGACCGCTCGCCAAGGTGGGCGGAGGTGACGACCTAGGCGCGACTGCCGCGCGTCGCGCAGAGAAGGCGTTCACGCGCGCAGGCGAAGCGGGCGTGAGCGCCTTTGAATCTATCGCCACGTCAACCGCCAAGGCCACCGACGCGGTGAAGATCCTGATTAGCCAGATGGCGCGAATCGCAATCAACGAGTTCGCGTCGAAGCCGCTGATCGGCGTGATTCAGTCGGCGGCTGCTGGCCTGTTCGGCGGCGTGGCGCAGGACTCGATCGACGCCGAGAACTTCGTAAACGACCTAACGCCCAATTTCAGCACGCAGTCACAGCTAGTTCTGCCGCAGTCCACCATCAACCAAGGCATCACGTCGTCATCCGATACGCAACGGCTCATTGGGTCGATCGATAACCGGAGCCTGTTCGAATAATGGGAACCGCCGTATTTACTTGGAAGTGCCGATACGGCGAGTTTGCCGGCGGCATCGTTGCGCGCCAGGATCGTAACGAGGCCAGCGCGTCAATTGACCGCGTGCGCTCGTTCGGCCCCGGACGCTACATCGTGTCGCGCCTGACCGTACTACTCGACGGCGTCACGTCGGGCGAGTCTTACGCCGACTTCCTGACGTTCTGGAAGACGACCATCGACAACGGCGCGGACTCGTTCCTGTTCAAGTCGCATACGCCCGCAGAGTTCAAGGTTGAAGGCGAAGCGGGCGGCACGTCGTCGGCTACTCCGGTGGGCGAGACGTTCGCGACCGCCGC